AATAGTATATTACTCAAAGTACAAAAGTATCTTGATTCTGTTTCAAAAGATCCTGTAAAGTTAGATAAACAGTTATTACAGGAGTTTGGCGAGGCGTGTAAAAACGCCTTGCTAAAACAGTTTGAAGAAAAGAGAAGAAATAAATTTGAAACAAGAATGTCTAATATTGGTAGACCCCTATGCCAATTACAAATGGAAGCTAAAGGTATTAAAGGTGAAGGCCAACCATACAATGTTAGAATGAGAAATACATTTGGAGATTTAATAGAAGCATTATCTATATTTATAATGAAGTCTGCAGATATAAAAGTAAAAAATGAACAAAAAAAAGTACAGTATAAATTTGATGGAAATATAATTGAAGGTAGACAAGATGTTGAGATTGATGAAAAAATATGGGATATTAAAAGTGCATCACCATATTCATTTGAAAAAAAATTTGGAGAAGCAGGAGGGTTTAGTGAAGTTGTTAGGGATGATTCCTTTGGTTATGCGTCACAGGGATTTTTATATGGAGAAAGTCAAAAGAAAAAATTTGGTGGTTGGATAGTAATAAACAAATCTACTGGTGAGTGGACAGTTTGTGAAACACCTGCAGAACATGAAGAGTATAAAAAAGTAGCACTTGATTCTGCTAAAGATAATTTTAAAGCATTAACTGAAGACAAACCTTTTAAAAGATGCTATGATGATGTAGCAGAAACTTTTAGAAGTAAACCTACAGGTAATAGAGTTTTGGGTTTTGTATGTTCATACTGCCCTTACAAACTTCCTTGTTGGGGAAGAGATAAATTGCAGTTGTTACCACAACAGCAATCTAAAGGTAAGAATCCTAAATGGGTTTGGTACACTTCTGTAACAAATCCTAAGGAGGAAACCAACGAGTATGGTGGGGATTAGTTTGAGGGGTCTAGTCTCCACCGTCTTGACTTATGTTATATTTTGTGATATATAAAAATAAAAAAGAAAAAGATTATAAAATGTTTAGTAATCATGTATTTGATAATGAGAAAGATGCAGATAGCTTTGGTAAAAAAAGTATGAAAAGAAATTTAGAACATAAAGTTGTAGAGTATAACACTGAAAACTATAATAAATATTGGTATAAATGACAAAGAAAAAAGACACATTAAGTTTAATAAATTCAATCAAGGTGCTTGTTAGTCCTTGGCAAAAAGGTTTTACTTGTAGTATCGTTATGGATAGTAAATCTAAAATGGGTACTGAAGAATATGAATTATGTTCTACTATAGCTAGAGGCATGATAAAGATGGCAACTACTGACCCTCATTCAACGTTTCTGTGGGGACTTCGTGGTTTTTCTGATGATAAAAATAAAGGTGCTAAAGATCTTAGTATTAGTTCTGTTGCAGAATTTGATGATGAATCTAATGTTGTAGATTTTTTAGAATACTTAAAAAAGAAACGAGATAAGGAGTTAAACTAGTGGCAACACATTTAGTTATAGGAGACCCTCATTGTACTCCAAAAGCAAACAATGACAGATTTTTATGGGCAGGTAAATTTGCTAAAGATCTGAAACCAAATACCATAGTATGCATGGGAGACTTTGCTAGTATGGATTCTCTATCTAGTTATGATAAAGGTAAAAAATCATTTGAAGGTAGAAGATATAGAAAAGATATAGAACATGCTCATGATGCATTAGAAAAATTTAACAAAGGTCTCAATGGAAGACGACCAAGAAAGATCATGCTACTTGGTAATCATGAAGATAGGATAGATAGGACAGTAGATGACATACCAGAACTTGAAGGTGCAATTAGCACAGATGATTTTAAATTTGAAAAATATGGTTGGGAAGTTTACCCATACCAACAACCCGTTAATGTTGATGGTGTATATTATTGCCACAACTATCCTACTGGTGTCATGGGGAAGCCTATTAGCGGTGACAATGTTGCTCGTTCTTTACTTTTAAAAAATAAAGTATCTTCTACTGTAGGCCACATACATACTTTTGATTATGCTATGTGTGCTCTACCATCTGGTAGAAAATTAATGGGCCTATCTGCAGGATGTTACTTGCATCATAAGGAAAACTATGCTAAAGCTACACAACAAATGTGGTGGAGTGGTCTTGTAGTTAAACGTAATGTTGATAAAGGAGAGTATGATTTAGAAATGATAGAATATAATACAATTAAGAGAAAGTATAAATGATATTAACTAAAGAAAACCAAAAAAAATGGGATAAAGCTAAACGTATGTATATTAAAGAAAAAGATCATAGTAATGATATATCATACGAAAATGAAGTGCAGTTTGATAATGTAAATTCACCTGCACATTATAAGCATGGTAAAAAAGAAACTATAGATGTTATTCGTGATTGTATGGAGAATGATGAGTATCATGGATACTTGAAAGGTAATGTTTTAAAATATGTTTCAAGATATAAATTTAAAGGAGAACCATTACAAGATTTAGAGAAGGCACAGTGGTATTTAAATAGACTAATAAAGGAGGTTAAAGATGGGGCAAGTTAAACAAGCAGTGTTAGAAGTAGAAGACTTTGTTTCTGCATGCATTAGAGATGGTAGAACTCTTAATCAAACTATAAGAGATGCTAGAGAATCTAAAGCTGCAAAACATAATCCATATCTTGATGATGAAGATATGATAGAAAATAAATACTATCAATTTAAAGGAGGATACTAATGGAAATAAAAGATAAACTTTTAGAAGCATTAAGAAAAAAATATGAAGCTGATGTTAGTGTAGCAAAAGCTACAATAGATATTTATCTTGTTAAATCTGTAGGTATAGGAGAACATCCCCAATTTGTAGATGAAATAGATAAACAAGTAGAGATACTATGTAATGCTGAAGAAAAATTAGAAACACTAACAAAACATTATCCAACAGATGATGACATACCATTTTAATAGGAGGACAAATGGCAGAAGAAAAACAAAAGCAAACACAAGTAGCACCAAGAACATATCTTGTAAATTCAGAACAACTAATGGATATTATGAGATATTTAATGACTAGACCCTATGGAGAAGTAGTTAAACTTATGAACTCGTTATCTGCTCTTACACCATATAATCCAGGTGGAGTGAAAGATGACGGAAAAAAATAATCTAGATAAATATACTGGCATATTATTTGAATTAAAAATAGGTTTAAATAAAGACAATGCTATTGTAATTGATTATGGTGGTAAACCTGTAGGTAAAGTTAGAGATGCATTAAAAGGATATCCTTATCAAGCTAACTTATGTGCAGCTATAATTAATCATGCTAACTCAATGGGGAAGAAAATACAAGATGATATTAAACAAATTATACAAAAGTTGTAAAGTTTATTTAGTGCAAAAAAAAAGACACCCAGAGTAAATTCTCTGTGTGTCTTGTTGTTGCTTGCTGGGGGAGTCTTTATGGCTCCCCTTTTTATTTTAGAGTATTCATTTGGTCCACTAAAGGTTTAACTTTAGGGACTAACATATTTTCTGTTTCTATTATTGGTTTTATTCTATCTGTATACACATTTGCTAAAAAACTAGGGTAGTCTTTTTTTTCTGCATATGGGCTCATACCTTTAAACATATTTTCTACATTATCCATAGATGATACTACTTCTTTGTATCTTTCATCATTTGCAATTAAACTTAAAAAAGATCTAATACTTCCTTTGTTATCTGGAAAATTTCTAAGTTTAGCACCACCTGTTGTAGTTAAAAAATCTTGCTTACCTGTTGCTTGCAAACCAAAATAGTTATTAGCTTTCATAGCAGTAGGTGCACCTTCAAATTTAAAGTTACCTGTTTCTGCAGCAGCTACTGTGGCAATAAATGAAGTTGGTATCTTTCTTTCAATAGCATCCTCTGGATATTCTTTACGAACCTCCTCGATTGCTGCCATGAAATCTTTCGTGTTTTTTATTTCAGCCATAGTTATACCTATAAATAAAAATACACTAACAATTCCAAGCCCTAAGTGCTTTATTAATTCTAGAATTTGGATCATTAGCAGTTTTTGTAGATGTTAATTTTTTCTTCATACCTTTCATCCTCGCACAAAAGCTAGCTCGCCTTTTGTTACCAACCTTTTTACTAGGTGCTTTGAGATTACCTCCAGTTGCACGATTGTATGATGCACGACCTTTAGCATTCAAACCACCAGAGGGGTTTTTACCTTCTTTACGTTGCCATGCTGGTGTTTTTGCCATTACTTTTTCCTTACTGTCATAGCTGCACGTTTAAACTGAGCAGCAGTAGGTGCACCTTTTGCACCTTTTTTTTTCATCTTACCACCACGTTTACGTTTAGCATGAATGTTAGCATATAATCCTTTTCTCATTATACTTTCTTAGCTAACTTTTTATTTATTTTTCTTTGTACACCCTCTG